ACTCACTGCAGGAGATGAGGCATTTGTCGCCGACTCAAATAGATATTATGTTTCTGATGGTAGCAGTTGGTATGGAATAACAATGACAGACAGTTTAGGATAATAAAATGGGTAGATCACGCGACATAGCAGATATGTTAGGTAAAACAGAAGTTATTAATACCAGTAATGAAGGACTCTTGACGGATGTTTCTGGTGTTGATTCTGCTTATGTCACAGCAAATGCGACTCCTGCTCTTGCATTTTTTAATACGCTCGATTCTTTACCAGTAACGAGTTTGACTTCTGGTCAACAAGCATATGTTGACAGCAACAGTAGAATGTATATTTCTGATGGTTCTGGTTGGTACCACACATCAGAATTTAATTCATGAGTTTGAATTATAAAACCATATAAATAGTACCAAATACTTTAACGTGTTGGAGACTATTTTATGGCTATTCCTGCTAGCAGACAAGATCTGATTGATTACGCTAAACGTCGTCTTGGTGATCCTGTCATCGAGATTAATGTTGATGACGATCAGATTGAGGATCGCATTGATGAAGCCATACAGTACTGGCAAGAGTTTCATTCAGATGCCACTACGCGCACATATCTCAAACATCTAGTAACCGCGACAGATATCACGAACGAGTATATTCCGATATCCTCTAACGTGTTGACTGTTACTAAGTTGTTTCCGACATCCTCTTCATTTGGCACATCTTATAATTTCTTTGACATTAAATATCAGATGATGCTGAATGACATTGCAGACATGCAAAACTTTGCAGGCGATCTGGCTTATTATGAACAGCTTCAACAATATCTCTCAATTCTGGATATGAAATTAAATGGCACACCACAAGTTCAGTGGTCACGGCATCAGGACAGACTTTATATCTTCGGAGATATTGCAGATGGTGACATACAGGTTGGTGAATATCTAGTAGCAGAAGTTTATACGCTGATCGATCCAGATACACATACATCAATTTACAATGATCTTTGGCTTAAAGAATATTCGACTGCACTGATTAAACAGCAATGGGGACAGAACCTGATTAAGTTTGAGGGCGTTCAACTACCAGGTGGTGTCACATTTAATGGCCGTCAGCTATATGACGATGCAACACAAGAAATAGAAAGATTAAGGGAGAGAATACGACTTGAATGGGAAATGCCTGCGGATTTCTTTCTAGGATAATATTATGGCTCGTAACTTCTATTTTTCGGAAAAAGTAAGGTCTGAAATGGATCTTTATGAGGACCTTGTAATTGAGGCCTTAAAGATCTATGGGCAAGACGTTTATTATTTGCCGAGACATTTGGTTAATGAAGATACATTGTTTGGTGATGACCCAGCATCTAACTTTCCTCAGACACATAAAATTGAAATGTATATTGAAAATGTTGAAGGCTTTGATGGAGAAGGTGATCTCTTTACAAGATTTGGTGTAGAGATTCGTGATGAGGTTACGCTTGTTGTCTCTAGAAGTAGATGGTCAAAACAAGTTCATAGGTTTGATACATCAGGTATTACAAATGATAGACCTACAGAAGGTGACTTAATTTACATACCTTTAACTAATAAAATGTTTCAGGTTCAACACGTGGAACATGAACAACCATTCTATCAAATTGAAAATTTACCGGTATTCAAACTTCGTTGTACATTGTTTGAGTACACTGGTGAAGACTTTGATACCTCTGTTAATGATATCCAAGCGATTGAACAAGATGGTTCATATCAATACAAGGTCTGTACTATTGCACCTAAACCTGCACTTGCAACAGCAAGTGTTCTCGGCATGTATGCCGATAGTAATTACGTAAATCTTAATTATGTACAGAGAAATATTGGTGTATCAAGTATTACATTGGTCGATAGTGGAAATTACTTTACAACCGTACCTACAATTCAATTTATTGGCGGAGGAGATAGCAGCAATCCAATAGCAATAGGTGATAGCGCATCTGCAGTAGCGACAATCGATTCAAATGGTGGTGTTGCTTCGATTACTCTAGTAGATTCTGGCAATGGATATATGACCCCACCAACAATACAATTTATCGGCGGTTCTACTGTTGATAGTGACTATGCAGTCGGTGATACCGTTACACAAATTATGGCGAGTGGAGTTACAATGTCTGGAGAGATTCAGAGAATACATCTCGATTCTGCCGGCGATTCATCACGTTGTTACTATTTAGCTCATGTAGGCGGAGACGATGGCAAGTATCATACGTTTGTGACAGGTACAAATACTAATATCGGAAGTTATGCTGCATCAACAGGTACATTAATAAATAGCACTAATAATGCTATTACTGGATTGGTTATTAAATCAGTGGGCGAAGATAATAAAATATCTCAAACAGAACAAAATGAAGTGTTTAGTGATTTCTCAGATGATTTCTTAGATTTCTCTGAAGATAATCCATTTGGTGATCCGGAGGCGCAATAATGTTCGGTACTCATTTTTATCATGAAAAGATTAGAAAGTCTGTCTCTTTATTCGGTCGTCTTTTTAACAACATTTATGTCGTTCGTAAGAACGCATCAGGTGGAGTACTAAACCAATTAAAGGTTCCGTTAGCATATGCGCCGAGACAGAAGTATTTAGAAAGAATAAGAGAGAATCCAGATTTACAAAATGATACAAAGGTTGCTATTAAGTTGCCGAGAATGTCGTTTGAAATTACGTCATTTACTTATGATAACACTCGACAACTTACAAAGTTAAGTACGTTTAAAACACTAGGAAGTAACGTACAACAAAGACAAAAATTTTATTCACCTGTTCCGTACAATATTAACTTTCAGCTGAATATATATGCAAAGAGTCAAGATGATGCGTTGCAGGTTGTAGAACAAATATTACCAACATTCAACCCGCAATACACTCTGACAATTAAACCCTTTTCGACCGAATATCCGGATTTTAAAGAAGATATCCCGATTATTATTCAAGGATTAAGTTTTAGTGATGATTTTGATGGAGCGATGGAATCAAGAAGGACCATTATTTACACTTTAGATTTTGAGATGAAAGTAAGCTTCTATGGTTCAATTACTGAAGGTGACGTAATCAGAACATCAATTGCAAAATTGTTTGAGATGGATGCAGGAGCTGGCAATGATTCTGATATAAAACTTGAAACATTAACAGTTACACCGGATCCACTTACAATAATTGGATTATCGGATAGTGACTTCGGATTTGATACAACTATAGAATTAGCAAGAGACAGCGTATAATCAAGTTACGCATTAGGAGAAAAAGACATGACAATTACACTGAGAAACACGAAAGGCAGTGAGCTCACGTTTGCGGAACTTGACGGGAACTTCACTGACCTTGATGGAAGAATTATATCGTTGCCTGATTCCGCACAGGTAGCTGGCATTATTACGGGACAAGTTGATTCTGCTTATGTACAGGCGCGGGAAGGAACACCGACAATCACGATTAATCGTTTTGATTATACCGCTGATTCTGGTCAAACTGCATTTACAGATTCAGATGACAATGGTAATGTTTTATCGTTTGATTCCGGAACAACTCAAGTTTATTTGAACGGATTGTTGTTAAATCCAGCCATAGATTATACACTCACACTTGGTAACACAGTCACAACCGTGGTAGGGATTGATTCATCTCATCTTGTTACTATTACAAGTCTATCAGTAAGTTAAGGAGAAGCAAATGTCAGATTATACATTAAGAGGAACAAGAGTTTCCATGGCGTTTTTCTTCGCCGATAAAATTGGTAAGACGTTGGATCTAGACCCATTTAATGGGGGAGTGATCGATATTGCTGCGCAAGATGTTATTAGATTAATGGATACGAACTTTCCAGATGTTTCAAGACAAATTACATTTAATCCAGGTCAAACAATAACACCAGATGGATATCAGATTGGTGGTGCAGATACTTTTGATGTAGATGCTAATGGTCAACTTGACAATGGTCGTATGACTATGGATTTTGATTATGACAGTGATACATACGCTGCTCGGCATGCCTTTGCTCTTGACTACCATGTTCAATCACAGCCTTTGAAAAAAGGTAAACAATACTTTGAAATTCACGTTAATAGCATTACTCAAAGAACCAATGGCGTAGGACAACTTCTTACTTTTACTCCCACAAACTGGAACCTAGAACCTGCTATTGAAGCCTCTCCGGGAAGAACTGCGTTTTTTGATTTTAACGATCGCGATATGGCTGGCATTATTAACTTAGGTACTTATCAGTGGACATCTGATAGTGCTGGTGGAGATACAAAAGCCGGTGATGTTTTTATGGTTGCGTATGATACTAACGCCAATTCAACAGATGAAGGACGAGCATTCTTCGGCTATAACGGACAATGGGGTAATCCTACAGATTCTGCTACAATGATTGATTTGAATCCTGCAAACTATGATAGCGCAAATACACCTTCAGGAAATGGTGGAGTAGGAATTCCAATTCTTACTCAAAACACAAACATAGGGTTGACAAGAGCAAATCAAGTTGCTGGCTTCGAAAGCATAATTGGAGATCTTAATGGATACTTCTGGTCTGTTGGATTCACTCCACAAGGTTTACTAGATAATGCTGGTGATTCAAGCGGATCAATTGATGTAACAATCAAAGTAGGAAGTGATGTTACTTATGCAGCTCCTACAGGATTTAAGGCACACTAACATATGACAGATGAAAAAGATAATGTAAAGAATGATTACGATTATTCTCGTGAAACATATTATGAGCTCATAGAAAAAGGTAAGGATGCCTTAGAAAACATGATAGAGGTTGCTCGCGAAAGTGAGCATCCTCGTGCTTATGAAGTCTTATCAGGTATGATCAAAAACGTTTCTGACGTAAATGATCGCCTGATGGACTTAAATAAAAAGCAAAAACAAATGGATGAAAAGGATGAAGTGAAACAGGTTGAAAATCAGCAGAACAATTATTTTTTAGGTTCGACTACTGATATTCAAAAGATGTTACAACAGGATGATATTATAGATGCTGAACCAGAACGAGTCGTATCTCGGGAATCCTAACGTTAAGAGAGACGGTGTATTACAAAAGTGGACACCTAAACTTTTAAAGGAATATAAGAAATGTATGGACGATCCTGTATATTTCTCAGAAAATTATGTCAAAGTGATTGCTCTAGATCAAGGTTTAGTTTCATTTAATCTTTATCCTTATCAAAAGCAAATGTTTAAACATTTTGAGGAAAACAGATTTAATGTCGTTCTCGCATGTCGTCAATCTGGCAAGTCAATATCGGCCTGTGCATATCTCCTCTGGTATACGTTATTCCACTCAGAAAAGACGGTTGCTATCTTGGCGAATAAAGGGGCGACTGCTCGAGAAATGCTCTCGCGAATTACACTCATGCTTGAGAACATTCCGTTCTTTCTTCAGCCAGGATCTAAAGCGCTCAATAAAGGATCTTTGGAATTTAGTAACAATAGTCGCATTATCGCGGCTGCGACCTCTGGCAGTTCTATTCGTGGTATGTCAGTTAATCTTCTATATCTCGATGAGTTCGCATTTGTAGAAAGAGCGGCAGAGTTTTACACATCAACATATCCCGTTGTATCTGCTGGTAAAGATACAAAAGTT